GGGTACTCTAGGCTAACCAACCCAGGTAAAATTGATTTTATATCACCAGCAACTGTTCGCAAATCTGTTAGAGCTTCTGTGTGAATGTCGCCGTAAATTTCATCGGGAGATGCTCCCATGCCAATCATCATTTCTGCCTCAGCCTCAGGATCCATCTCCTGTCCTGGGACTTGCTGCATTTGTCCACCATCTCCAGCCACATCCCCTCCCCCTTCTGCTCCTGCTGGACCCGCCCAGGCAGATGCTATTTCATGTGCTTGTTTTGCTTCCCTACCACCACCACCGTGCATAAAATTACCACTCAACCTGTTTAGTATTTGTGTTGCATCCAGAGTTACCCCGTTAGGTCCACCAATATTGCTCCCCTGTATGTGTACTTCATTAGGATTTTCTGTAGGAGTTATACTAATGTTATTAGGACCTGTTTGTGGAGCCCCATCACGAGCTTTTCCAATAGCCGCCTGAACTTCCCCAGCGGCCTTGCTTAGCCTAGGATCACTTACAGCCTCGTTAATTTGATAGATCTTTAGCTTTCTTTTTTTTAACAGCTCGTAACTTTCTAGCAGTTCGTTGAAAAAATCCATCACTTTATAATAGCTTACCTTTATACAACAGAACCCAGCTTAGAGGAGACTCCAAGCTGGGTTCTTCAATTATCATTGTTCACCTCTAGAGGTTGAACTGAGACATAAAATCGTAGCGGAAGGTTACTTCAATTGTGTGAAACTCGTTAGTTGCGTAGTTAAACTCGGCAGTTTTCCAAGACTTAGGATACGCACCATAAAGTTCCACCGCTGAGTGTGGAGTCATTGAGTTATCTAATTGAATTATTTCCATCTTGTTAACCTTGAATTGTCCAGCGCCGTCTGCCCCAGGAGGAGCATTTGAAGTTACCTCTCCACTGATTGGATCATAAATTGTAGTGAACCAATTCCACAGGTCAGAGGCGGTATTTTTCATGTAAAGGTTATCAAAAGTAACCGTAACTTCTTCTGGGCTAGGCTTACCAGGGTAGTAAACCCTGTCGTTAACCCTATGAATTTCAATATCTTCAACTGTAAAACCAATTTGGCTTACTTGCTTCGCAGCTAGCGTTAGATCATGAGCATTTGTAACTTGGGAGGGTAACCCTACAAAGTGTACTTCAAATTGGTACGCCCGTACCGAATCCAATTGAGTAGACAGCTGGGGCAATTCCTGCCCAGGAGTCCAGTCTCCTTTGTATTCAATTTTATAAAAACTATCTACCATTTATTTTCTCCTATAGACTACCAAGCTTAGCTGACTGGTTAGTTAGGTTAATTTCGAAGACCAGCATCTCGGCAGTCTTTGTGGGCTTGACCAAAATCTTGCACCATAATTCGTTTCTGTCAATTCTTATGGATGTATTCGTTGTTTCGTCGCATACAACCCGGAATTGTGTAATACCCCTACGAGCCATAATATCACTCAGCATTGGCTCAAGAACACCCTGTATTTGTTCCCAGGTAAATTGGTCGTTTGGTTCGAATACGAACCGTCTTGTCGCTAGTAAGATTACCTTGCGAAGGAAAATCATAAGTCTGCGAACATTAATTCTATCAAGTGCCGTGGGTTCTCGTTGTGCAGTTCTTTGTCCCCAAATTGTCATTCCTTGTTGTGGGAAGTTTTGAATTGGGTTTACAGCATTTCCTCCACTGTACATCGTATCTCTTTCACCCTTCGATAGAACGACTTCAACATCGGTTGGCTTTGTCAGCCTTCCTCTGCGAAAGCCAGCGGGGGCAAACCAAGAATCAGCAACATTGTCAGTGTAGGCCATTTGCCTACAGGCAAATATCTCTGGAGCTAACCAACGATCCTTGCCATCAAACGGACTGAATACCTTTACCCAAGGCCAGTAAATAGCAGCGTAACTACTGTTAATTGCTGAAGTTCTTTCTGTAGACAAACCATTTGTCCAGTCAATCGCGTCTTGAGCAGTAGCTTTTCCATAAGGAGGAGAAATTACTGCGAGGAAGTTTTGAGTTTGTTCGGCTAGAGTTACTAGAGCATTCTGTACACTAGCAAATGCTTCGGTTGTTGGGACAATGGCCATACTTATATTCAGAAGATCATCATCCAGGGCATAAAGACCCCGCTTGTTTGCAGCAGTACCAATGTAACTTGCTTTAGTCTGTGCTTCCCAAGTAGCCGCTGTAGTAGGAACCTGCCCATTATTACCACCAACCATATTTGTTACTACATCAGTTACAGAGACAAATCGTGGGTTAGCATTTAGATGTATCTTATTTTTGCGAGTCGCAACCCCTTCATCGGAAACAACAAAAGATGTATAACCTATTGCGTTCTCCCCAGTTATTTGAGACAATTGATCTTCAAAGTTAGCCACACCGCTGGCAGTTATATCAGCGCCCGTACCGTTACCAGTAGCACTATCTTGACCAACAAGGTTACCCTTAATAAATTGGGAGGTCGTGTTAACTTCCCCTGTATTAATTACATTCTCAATAAATTTACCAGTCCCAGATAGGAATGAACATTTAAAGGTTTCCGCTTCAACCCCATTCTCCTTAACTTTTATCATAAAGTTGGGGCCAGCAAGATTCTCTGCGTCTATGTCAATACCTATTGCCTCACCATCTGAGTTTGTTGAGGTATTGTATCCATCTCCTGGGTACAGAGAGTCTATTTTATACCCTGCGCCTGAAAGATATAGATCTATTGAGGCAGTTGTCCCAGATGGCACAGTTAAGCGCCCACCAAAGGCTACTACAGAGGACTGCATATATGCACCTGAAACTGTCGTACCAGCCTGACCGCGAGTGTCACCAGAAGCGTTAACAGCCACAAGAGCGCTAACGGGCTTAGCAAAGGCTGGGTCAGAGAAAGCAGACACCGCAAGCGATGCTCCAACATAGAGACCTGCTCCTACACCCATATAAGTTTGCCCCGCTCCCGCCCATCTACCTACCAAATAGCCACTAGTGTCACTATCAGAAGAGTATTCCAAAGAGATAGGGCTATCCTCCGCACCACCGACTACTGATCTCAATGCTACAGCTTGCGCGGTGCCAGTGGCTTTTGTACCAGAAGGGATAGAGAACACATGAGGATTTGTTTCTTCCCATCCTGTTGGGTAAGTTAAAGTGTTGTCAGTTACTGCTACCTTCAAATATAGAGGGGCACTAACACCGAATCCAGAAGGAGCAATACGAATAGAGGGGCACCACCCCAGTTGAACATAACTTGAAGCATCAGCAGCATATGCGTCACTAGCTACTCTAACAAAGTAAACAGTATTTGTTGTTTCAAGAATTTCCAGCGCTGCTTCCAGCCCCTGCCCATGAATACTTTCACTTGGTTCACCGAAGGTTTGAACCAATTGATTAGGAGAAGTGATAAGAGTGGCCTTATTTTCGCCAACTCCCGCAATTGGACCCTTAGACGCGAATCCTACAATTCCAACAACCGATGAATTTACGGTAGGAGCATACTCAGATATGTCCTTTTCAATAACATAGACACCGGGACTAACAATATTTGGCATAGTTTATCTCCTAGACACTCTTTGTTGTAAGAAGTTTTCTTGTTGTTAGAGTTTCAACATGATCAGTGATATAACTATCAGGTACTACTACACTTGCTCCAGGGGTTAACCAGTGTACCTTTGTTCCTTCCTCAGTTCTAAGATATAATCCCCAGCTTTGTAAACTGTTGTTTTTGATCTTCTTCATTACAATAACTCCTATTTTATCTACTCACTTCGCATATAATTTGAACTTTATTTTTTTCAAACTCCTAATCAATAACAATATCTTCTCCACTATCATCTCCCAAACCCACCTCAGTTCTAAACGCTTCAATCTTACCAGTGTGAGAATACAAGAATTTGGCAGGATTGGCGTATGTTTCAACATCAATTTGAAAAGTCTTTTGAATAATTCTGTCTTCTCTGTCCCCAGTTTGTAGTACCCTTCCATCCGTTTCTGAAGCTAAGAAGGCTTTTGTTAAACTATTGTATGGGGTAATGATAGTTTCTAGCCCTGGGTTAAACCGTAGCCTAATTTGTTCAGACAACTGATCCATATCACTCATGTACTTCGTCCAAATATTTAAACCATATGATATATTTATAGGTCTGGGCACCGTACTGATAACTCGTATAGCTCTCTGGGAATCTTCATCCCATATAGATTCTTGTAACATCAAAGAATCATATCTCCTTCGGTCTTCATCATTGCTTGTAAAAAGCTGGCTAATTGACATGATAGGAATAACTATATTGTCTTCTTGAAAAATTTTTGCTACTGCTCGTTCTGGATTAGCATGAATACATCTTACATTTATTATTTCATGTTCTGACGAAGAATACTTTAGTTCTCCAAACTCTTTTAACAGCGCTCTTAAGGTATGCTTGTATATTGTTGTGGTATTTTTTGCTGCCTCAGCAAGAGCCTCCTTTTGGAGACTATTTAAATACCAACGGATACTTGATTTACCTTTTTGTTTAAATATTTGTTGAGAGGGTTCTAATTCTGTAAAATATTTCTTTCGTTCTAATTCTGATAGGGCTTTGATGAAATCAAAAGTATTATATATTTCTGTTCTAGCTGTTAGTGTAATCGCTTCAGTGTGGAGTAAAGTAGCCCCATCAAATATAGAAATAGTATAGCTAGATCGAGGCCCAGGCCCACTGGGGCCAGAGATTCTACTTAAGAATTTTCCATCACAATTAGAACATGTAAATACCCCATCAAGATCATCGAAAGTGTAGTCACCATTAACATCAGCAGTCGCAGATACTTCTACGCTAGAAGTATGTGCAAGTGCTGTCCCAAGAGGGCTTAAAACAACACTAGCACCAGCTAGAGGATTAATTGAAACAGGACCCTCCCTTTTTATAGTTCCATTTAAATGCACATCAGCATACAAGCCAAAATGTTGTTTAAGCAATGAAGATCCCACCAAATGGTTAGCTAAAATACCACTTACCAGAGATGGGCTGCTTGACCCAGTATATCCAGCCGCGCTAACCTCCACTGAATAACCCAGAATACCCCCTTCCCCTGGAAGGTCTGGGATGGTTTCAAAATTACCGTCAGCGTCCGTGAATTCATAGACTGCGGGTGGGGGGGTATTTCCCACAAGACTATCTGGTTTTATTACTACAAGTGCTCCTGAAAGACCAGTTCCGTATGTATTTGTTTCTCCAATCGCGCTAGTGTTAATATCATAAACAAAACCGCTAACAGCATTTTTCTTTTGTATATTAAAATCTGCTGTATTGTATTGGGCGCAAGGGAATGACGATGTTATACTACATGTTGTCCACTCACCTGCCCCATAAGTAACCTTAAAGGTATTCTCTTCACATCCTAGCGCAGATAGTCGGTACTCTCCATCAGAATTGGTAGTAGTACTAGACAGACCAAAAGATACTGTTGCCCCTTCTATGGCAGACAGCGTAGCCCCAGCAGTGTCATTTCTAATGACACCACTTAGGTCAAACATATCAACGCAAATTGTACCTGAAAATCCCATTATTCTGTAGCACTCATTGTATAGATCCCTCTAGGCGAATTAAAAGTATGTGTATACACTGCCGAGGGATCAAAAGGATCAATATCCCCAGCAGCTGCTGGTAAGCAGCTAGCATCTGCTACAATAGCTGTACCATCTGAATCACTTACTGAAATATATCTTATAGTAGAAGACGGATTAATGAATTTAATTGTTTGACCTGAAGTTATATAAACTATGTCTGGATCTGCTTGAACACTACTAAATTCTCCATTGGATCCGTCTGTGTCGGCCATCGCGCTAACTTCTATAGTCCCGTTGAAAATATTAAATACATCTTTTGCTTTTCCATCTACTGTTAATAATCCAAAACGATTGGTCATATCAAGAGTATCAGATTTATCAATATACTGATCAGTAAATTCCCATAAATTATATCCTTTAACAGGATGAGAACTATTTGCAGATACTTCGTGATCAATAGTTTCAGCCCAAGCTCTTTGAAGATTATAATTTACATCTCTAAGATCAGTAGTTATTGGCATATTTTCTGTACTAGATGCTCTAAATCCTGTTTCCCATATGGTTATTGGCCTATACCCATCTGCATGTTCAACCCAAGCTCCATTTCCTGATAGCGTTACTATATCTGCAACCCGTTCAGTAAAAGTTATATCAGCACCCCCATCCTTTTTTACAAACTCATCTGCTTTCCATTGCGGATAATGCCCCATAGCAATAATATCAGATGCAGGATTAGAATAATATTTAGCTACTTCTGCTGTGGATAAGCCCCATGCTTCTAAAAATCTTTTTGAAACATGCTTTACCGCCATCATAGCATTAGTATCATGTACCCTAATAGCAGAAGCCATAGAAGATAAAGACAACCCATAATAATCATTTCCATATCCCAGACCAGTTCCTAAACCATTTCCTAAGAACCATCTAAAAAAGTCTCCTTGTTTGACTTTTCTAGAAGATATACCTGACACTGGATCACAGCCATCTCCTATAGTCCAACCTTTGTTTGCTTTCGTAGTCCAGAAACTTGCACCTGCATTATTAGCGCTAGCTCCTCTTATGAATCCAAACCTTAGAGTCGCCGCCTCAGCATTCCCGTCTAACGCTGAAGTGACCGCAACACTAGAAAATATATCCCAAGAGGACACAGAGGGTAGATCCACAGTATCCCCTATAGCAGAGCTATGTGCTTGATCAGCGCCCCATCTGGTGTACCAGTTAGCAAGATCTGTAGAATCTGTTTCACCTAATAAGTTATCAGGATCATCATAGAGCCATTTAGCAAAAGAAGATGCCACAGTTGCCTGATCGTTAGAATAAGTTAGATTTGGATATAAACTTTCCTGAGAAAATTTGTAATAAAGTATATTAGGTTTATCCTTAAGAAGTCTTCCTAATTCTATATGATATGATTGAATACATTGTATAGTATCTGGATTCCACAGACAATCCCAACCGCGAGAAATTTTTTCTATATGATGTGTACCCGCCAGTTGATTATCGCATCCGCCGTCATGTTTGGGGCTGGTATCACAGTAAGCATCTAGAGGATTAGAGGGACTTCCGACATCTGATAGAAAAATAGCATGGTCATCATCTCCAGGGAAATCCTCACCTCCAGAAGGCTGGTGGGCAATAGAACCCATACACCTCCAATTTATTATTACACTTAAATCATATGTGTTAGCATAATCAACAAAACTAGATATCCATTGCGTACCCGTTGTATTAAGAGACGAAGTAGAAGGAGCCAGCGGATCCCAGTTGGATATTATATCCCCCATACCAACAAGAAGACCAACACTATTGAAACCCTTATCTGCTATTGCGGAAAGGTCACGGTTTGCTTGATCCAGATCACTTTCCGTGTTCCAAACATAGTGCTGGCTAGGTTGTAGATATACAATTCCTTTGTGTTGTGGGATATCTACCATTAGTATCTGAACTCATCGTCTATAGGATCAGATACATCAGTTAGAGGAGTGTCCTGTACAGACTCTGAATCCCGTAGTAGTTTGGCAGAGCATACCATATGGTATACACCATAAGCTTCGAAGCTATCTTCTTGTACTTGAAAAATTTCATATTTCCAATTTTGAAACTCTGGTTTAATTTGGTCCCCAGGAATGGGAGATCTATCAAGTTGTCTTTCTATATAGCTTTTATTAAATATAAATAATTGATCATTGGTAACTTCAATACCGAATTGTGTCAGATTTTCCTCTAATACTCTAGGGTCATAATGACCGTAAACAGTTACAGGTTCAGAAGCCACTGGTTTATCTCTAGCCTCCATGTATACAGGATCATAATCTTCATTTCTATAGTACTTATAGTAATTCAGTTTAGATCCAGACAGCTTAATGATCTCATCATCTACCAAATTAAATAATGATATATCTGGGTTTTGTGGATCGAAAAGATTAAGTTCACTATCACTTAACTGATCGATATCAGCTAGAGGTGGTACTTCTACTTTTACTTTGTAAGTTTTTTTAGCCATTAGAATGCGGTAAAGGCGGGAGGCTCTTCAATCTCTGAAAGCAGCTCCTGCACAAGTTGCTCCTTTTCCATTGCACTCTCCTGTACAAGTACCTGACCATTAAGCATGGCTCCACCACCAGGGGAGGGCAAAGTAGCGTATTTACCACGAATTTCTCCAAGAACCCCTTTAGCAACAGCCAAAGAAAATCGTTGAATCCAGTTCAGGTATGCTGGGTGCATCGTATTAGAATCTAATGCTCTATAAACAATGACCACTGGCTGGGGAGTTACTACAGGCTTAGGATATATCTGTAGGTAATTATTATTTATTACATTCCAACTGCCTTCTTGTCCTAAAACTTTTCTCATTATCTCTAGGTTTTGTTGGAGAAGATAGAAGTCTCCTACACCAAAATTTTGAAACAAGAAATTATCTTGGAAGTATTTGATAAAGAAATCAAACTCTAGTGTACCTGCTTGATGTTGAATGGATAAAAGAGTTTTCTTGTAAACAACATACTCTAAGTTATCCAAAATGTAGGGAGGAATTTTATAAATATTAAGCCCTGAAGATGCATCAAATGCTGTCATTTGCATAGTCCATAAAGGAGCATGATAATACATCTTAGTAACCGCTTCATCAATACAAGTTTTTATTTGATAAGGCGTAAGTTCCACACGAACTACTGGGTGGCCTAGTCTAGCCATAACAAAATCTTTTACAATTTCGTCAAAAGTACTAAACTCCACACCATCTTGTAGGGTAGTTCTATTAAGATCACTACTATTTATGTCCCCTCTCGGCGTACCGTCGCCTATAGACGGTCCATGTGATTCAGCGAAAGAGTTCCCATAAACAGTGCTACCAAAAGTAGATAAATTTGGAACAGGAACACCATCAATTTTCTGTGGCATTTTCTTCAGTCTCCACTACTTTCTTTTTTATATTTTTTCCTGTTGAAACTTTCTTTTTTTCAGCAGGAGGTTCTTCCGCAATTTCTTGTTCTGGCTGTAGGCCCCAGACATCCAATAAATCTTCTTCTGTATCTATTTTTTGTCCTGGGACAACCTGATGAAGACTACCCTCAAAAAATAACAAACGAGGAAAATTTGCTACATATTCATATTTCATTACATAACTCCTCTCTTATATATACATCCCTCAAAACAAAAGAGCCAGGAGATTTCTCTCCTGGCTCTCCCTTTTTTAAATTTCTTGAATCTAATTACTAGACAACAGTTGTGCCCATGTTAACCGTATTCTTAGCGAATGGGTGGAACATCCAGTTAGAGGTTGCACCAACCAGTCTGATAATACGATAGAACCGAGATTCGGGAGAAATTGCCGCCTTGCCATAACGGGTCAAGATACCCTTCCTGGGTTGGAAGGTTTCAGGATCCGTAATGGTTGGCAGTTGCTGTAGTGGGATGTATGGAGCGTAGACAAAGCCAGCATCCATAGCATTCTGACCCTTGTAACCGATCATGATTTCATCATCAGGATACAGAGGGTCAACAAACAGGTCATACCTTCCAGCAAACTTACCACGGAACTCAATGCTTGTGTTGCCAATGTTTGAAGGCTTATCGGCAGGTGCTATACCTCCCTCAAGCTTCGCAGCTGATTCCAGCATAGAAGCCATTAGTGGAGAAGTTAGCATCCACGAGCCTGGACCCCGCCATGTGGTCTTGTAAATATCCTGAGAAGCTAGGTTAATAATAGCCAGCAGGTTAGAATATACTTGACCCATATGCTGAGGAGCAAAGTTCGAAATATGCTCAGCAAAATCCACTACCCAAACATTACCCAAGGTACCAGCAGGATTGCTATCAACACTTGAGAAATCATACAACCAATCGCTTGGTGTAAAGCTTCCCTGTGTGCCGAATGGCTCAAAACCACCAGTGCTACCAAAGCTGTTGGGGTTGCCATTATCTAGCGCATCCCTATGCCATGTTTCGCCTGGGTTCTGTCCCACATCCGCTCCACCAGTGGCAGAGCTGACATCGTATGCAATCATACGAAGGTCTTCAATAAGTTCACGGTCAATTTCAAGAGCCAGTTCCTTGCTAAGAAGGTCCGTAAGCTCTCTCTCCAAATCCAGGTCGTGATAAGCACGAAGATCCTGAGAAGCTTCCAAAGTCCAAAGAGCCCGCATCTTACGAGTACGCGCTACAACAGCTTGCTGCTGGATATGGAAGTTAATCTCTGGGATCTCATTACCTGCAAGATTTTCACCTGTACTCACCGTCCAACCAAGAATACTGGAAGAATCTGGCCACCCAGCGATCTTACCTCCAACAGTTGAACTATAGCCACCCGCAGATGCTTGCATGACATTACTAGTGTCAAAGCCGTCCTGTGCGTTAGCACCAGTTAGACCACTAGCGTTATCACCAGCACCCCCAGCAAACTGACCAGTACCAGTCATGATCTTCTGTGTCGCAGAAGTAGAACCAATACCTGACGAGGTTAGACCCCGATAGGTTAGGTTATACTTACTGTACACAACTTGGTTTGCTGCCTTAGCCCCGTGTGAGCGGTTGTGACCCAGGTAGAATACTTGGCTCACTGGACCTGACATAGGCTGGACACCCACAATCGAGTTAGCAATGAGTTCAGGATATACACGACGAACTAGAGGGAATGCGAACTTCTGGAAAGTACCTAAGCTGCCTACAGTTGTTGCGTACTGGTTAGTTGTTCCTTGACCAAGAGACTCATTTATTTGATCTGAAATAATAGTCTTCGCTTGGTTTTCAAGCAACTGAGCAGTAACGCGCCGGGTGTAGTCATCGCCAATACCTTCTAGAACTGGTTCCCACTTTTCCGTCAAAACAGATGTTTCTTCAAAATCCATCTTTTTATTTCCTTACTCTTTTTTTGTGAAAGGCATAAACTTCATTACATCATCCGTCAGGAATGCGTTGTCAACTTTCCTTGAGGGAGTTGCAATGTTTTCCGCAATGACCATAGCCTTTTCTGAAGATTTAAAAGGCTTTTCTTTGGATTCTTCTAGGTCCGTGACCTCAGTTTCCAGCCTTTTTCTTTGTTCAGATAGGACACCGATCTTATCTGATAATACATGAACAGTATTTTCTAACCGTTCATTCTCCACCAAAGCCTTGCTGAGTTCATCAACCAAGACCTCGACCTCTTGCTGTGCTTGTTCAGCACCAGCAGACATTTTACTGATAGCATGATCTTCGTCATCCTTGTTGAGTTCTACAGCCATAACGGAACGAACAGCCTCAAATAGTTGTGCGTTCCTAAAGGTATCATCCTCTAGCTCTAGTTCTCTCCGTGCCTGTTCTTTAAGCTCATCAACCTGCATTCTCAGATATGCATGAACTTTGGCCTCAAGAACGGTCTTTTCACTTTCGACCTGTTCCTTGATAACTGAGTCCATAAGATCAGCAATATCTTTTACAGTTGTGTCACTTACACCTTCAGGAAGAAGATCAGCAATATCATGAATTTTTTCACTCATTTTTTAGACTCCAATTATCTATTAATATCTATGATACCACAGATATTTTTGTTAGTTTTTCTTACTTTTTGTATACTTCGCTATTTTGGGGACCTTTTAGAGGGATGAATTTCAGCAGCTTTAGCTTTTTTCGTAAACTCTTGTTCTGCTGCTGGTAATCCCCTAATCTTTTTAGCTACCTTAGAAGCGACAGTTCTTCCTGCATCAGTTGATCCCGCTGCGAATCCAGCGGCACCAGCAAGAGCCATGCTACCTAGGGTCTTTCTTATGGAGGTGGTACCTCCCCTTCTTTCAGAAAGCAACTCCCCCATTGTTTGGTAAACTGTGTGGGCATTAAACCGTTGCTGACCATATTTACCAACTTCCCTGCTAGAAGGCCGACGAATACGAGATTTTGGTCGCATTCCTGCGCCAGACTCACCGCCGCCTAACCTTCGTCCTCCAGGCTGTCTTAGACGCTGACTCGCTCTAACAACATTTCCTCTGTGCATTTTCCCCCCTACCATAGCACTGCCCTGTTTAGGAGAAACTCCTCGGATACCACGAGCGAAATTACCTACCCCACCAGCAGATCTAACATCTGCCACAGTTTGGCGTATACGGCCTAACCCAGCTCTACCCATTGATCCTACCCTTTTCCTCACATCTTGCCCAGTTTGGGATTGCCACGCTGCTTTAGCCCCTCGACCAGCAGCACCAAGCCCAGTCCGAATGCCGTGAGCAATAGGACTATAAGATCCACCTTGTTGGAACCTAGCCTTTCTTCGTTTATGAACCATGCTAGTACGCTCTCTGCCGATTTGACCTCGTTGTTGTACACCAGCAACCTCTCCCCTAGTCCTAGCCGCACCGACCTGACCTATACGCTTAGTGGCTACATCTGTTCTAGCCTGTTGCTGTGGTGTGGGTGGGCCTGGGCGAGAACGCCTAAATGATTGTACAGGTGCTTGACCTCCTGCGCCTTGTTGTTGCATGCGGTTTATCTTTTGTTGTACCCGCTCTCTGTTAATTCTACGAGCCCCTTCCTTTCCGAATCTTGCACGATTTATCATTCTGGCCATAAACTCATTAAGCTTAATTGCCGTCTCACCCCTTGCATGGTTAGTTCCAGCATGTAACTTCTTAGCTACTGCCAGTTCCTTCTTAAGTCTGGCATCTCTTTTCTTTTCATACTCACCAGCGACACCAGCCGACCTTTTCAAGTTCTCAATACCACCAGCTAATGCTATAAGACCACCACGGTCCATAGGATTATCTTCGTCAACTTTAAACCTTTGATCAAACTCATTCCTGAGCATGGTCATAAAAACTTTTTCAGATAGATCTTGTTGTAGATCTGATTTTACAGCAGCAACACTTTCAGATAGTTGCATTTGTCGAGATTCCGCCAATGCTGGGTATGCGCCCCTAGTTGATGGATCAGCAACGAGGTCAAAGGTAATAAGATTAAAATCTTCGTTTACCCTCTTCACATCACCTTCACCTTCTGAGAGGGTACCTAGCCCACGGCTAGAGATACCAATTTGTACACCACCTTTGATCAGGGCTTGCGCCGTCATACCTGCGGGAGTGTTGAGAACTTCTGCCTCGCCTATAACCTCATTACCCTTCATGGACAACTTTGTTATTAGGTGAGAAGCATTAGAAAGCTTCACTGTATCATTAGAGGGGTGATCTAATTCACCACACAAACGCCGTTCTGAAATTAGAGGTTGCAGCTTGCCTACCTGTGTTTCCATAACGGACTTTGGGTAAATCCTCTTGTTATTGTTTGCCTCTTCCGCCCGTTGGAAGACACCGCGAACTTTCATTGTTCCGCGATCCTTAGATTCTTCCAAAATCGTAAGATTACTGAGCATAAATATATCTTGCAGTAACATTATTTGTGTTCCTTATACTTTCTAAATTTACTAGACTTCTGCGAACCGTGCTTCTTCATGGTTCTTACTGCATAAGCCTTTACACTGGTCCATTTGGCGGACGGTGTAGCTGCTCCTGGGGTAAATCCTTTTGCAACTTTTGTTTTTCCCCCAGCCTTGCTTTTCTTTCCCCAAGTGGGCTTGGTAACAACATATAACCTGTCAGCCCCCTTAGTTGAAAAAATTGTTCCATATGGTGATCCAGATTTTAGAGCTTTATCTATTGTAGGATAAACTTTAACCCTAGACTTCTGAGCTTTAGTTTTCTCTTTTGGCTTTTCCTGCCCTTCGTCTAAAATTTGAATGGCTTCTACAAGATTCATTTTTTTATACCATGCTTACCCTTAACATGCTTGACACACCGTTCAAAGGATGCGCTTTTTTCTGGTCCCGTTGATGAGTGACAAACTGCCCAAGGATTAACTTCTTTAGCCCTCTCCCGAATAACTTGTTCAAAAGCATACCTAGAAGAAGACTTCTTTTTCTTTCCTTTTCTCTTCTTTTTCTTTTGAGGACCACCTAGATTAACTCCAAGCATTCCTACAGTGGTCATTTCAGAAATGAGTTGTTCAGCTTCTTGTAGTAAACTTTGAAAACGCTGAAGTAATTCATTAGCTACTTCAGTGTTTCCACGATCATTTCCAAAAAGGTTACGACTAGGATCTAATTGAGGATCTACAATAAGGTCATCCTTTTTCCAATTACTTGGCTCTGTAAGTGCATCCTCTTCAACAGATTCATTCAAAATCCGCTTCATAAAACTAGCTGGAACTTCTACATTAGAAATATCTAACTGGTCTTTGGGCGCACTTTGAGGCAGGCCAGGTTGGTGTGCAACCTTTCCTTCCTGAATATCCGCAATCTCTTGACGAATAATATCCTCAGCAATGGACCCTACAGACTTTGCCATTGAGAGAAACTAGTCTTCGTCAGATGATTCTTCGTCAGATTCTTCGTCTAGAAGTACTTTGTCCAGAAGAGTTTCTAGTTCATCTAGTTCTTCTTCAGACAAGTTTGCCAGAGCACCTTCAAGATCGTCGCCATCTTCTTCCAAACTATCTTCGCTTTCCGCGATTAGTTCAAAAACATAATCAAGATGTTCGCTGATCTTTTCTTCAGAAAGCTCTTCCTCTAGGTGAGATTCACACAAAGGACAAACATGACCTTCAGCGGCTTCTTCTTCTGAAACTGCTGCTGGTGGGGCGCATTTGTCGCCACCATCATTACTTTCTTCTACAACTC